ATTTGGGATTAAGTTAAGTTAGCAACTCTAACTCTTCTATAGTACTGGTTAATGCCATGAGTTAATGCCTCAGCATCAGGTGTACCATTAGACTGAACAACAAATGGGTTAGCAACCATACCGTATCTAGTCTTGAAACCAATTTTTGGTTGGAAGGTAGATGGGTCAATGCTTCTTAACATTTGGAGTGGAACGTATGGGCAATAGAACAGTCCACAATCGTAAGGTGATGAACCTTTGTATCCTACAACATAGTAGTGAGTATTAGATACGTTTGCTGAATAAGGATCAACGAAGACCTTGATTCTACCGTTCATTGTACCCACAAGTAGGTTACCTGTGTCATCAACTTCACCAATGGAAGGACCGCCAGCACCTGTTAAACCAGAAGAGTAGTCAAGTGTACCTGACATAGCAAGAGCACTAGCAACATCAGCAGATGTGATGATGAAGTTACCCTTTCCTCTACGAGTTTGCTGTGCGATTGCGTTAGCATCTCTCTCAATCTGGAACATAAGTCCTTTGAATTTCTCAACTGACCATCTTCCATTACTGTCTACGTCTAGATCAAATACACCAGCGTTTGCTACGTTGTTTTGTGCACCTGATTTTGCAATTGTGTAAACAGTTCTAACAACCTCACGGTTGATTTCTGCAAGGATCTCACTAGAGAGTAAGTTAGCAAGTTCCTGCTCTGCATCAAGACCGTGAATTGCTTTCAAGTCTTGTGCTAGTTCTAGAGTGTACTCTGCCTTTAGTGCTCTTGTCTTAGCAGTAACAGAAGTTTTCTCTATACTGAAACTCATCTCGTTAAAGAGAGTAGATCCAGAACCTAGAACCTCAGCATCTTCTCTAGCAATTTTACTAGCAACTTTCTCGTAGTTACCAGCAGTTGTACCACCACCAGAGGTATCGTTAAGTAAACCTGGGTTAGCATCTGTTGTACCACCGTCTCCAAGAGGAGAGATAGGATCGTTAAATGCAGCAGGTCCTTGTGTATTACCTGAGAAGTTTGCATCTGGTTCGTTGTATAGTGCTTCAGGACCACCACGAAGAGTTGCACCATTCTTTTGGTAATGTGACTTCATCGCAAAGATTAGTCCAGTAGGACCACTCATTGGTTGAACGCCACAGATGTCGTATGCTACCAAGTTTGGCATAGCACGACGGATGAGACTAATCATCACTGGATCAAATCCAGCAAGACCGCCTGTTTTTGTATCAAGTCCAGAACCTGAGAGTGCGTTTCCACCAATGGCACCAACTGTGTTGGATGCTTCATTGATCATACCACGCTCTTCTCTAAGTTGTGACTCTGTGTTTTCTAACAAAACAGCGGTAACAGCTTTTCTATAATTGTCTTTGATGGTGCCAGCACCTTCATGACTTAGAACAGGTGACCACTTTTCTGTTAGAGCTTTTGAGTTAAACATTTGCTCTTATTAAGAAAAAATAGGTTTATATTATTATGCATTCCAGCGATTCATCGCATCAAGATACTGTGCCATTGCTGGACTTATTTCTGGATCTGATGCTCCTTCAACTGGAGTTTCGTCTGCAACTTCACTTTGTGTTACAGTTTTTTCTGTGAAGTAAGACTCTTTGATAGTTTTCACTTTCTTAGAGAACTCCTCCTCAGTTGTAAACTCAACACCCTCAGCGAGAGCAGCGAGTTTGTCCTTCTGAGTATCTGCCAATCCATCGGAAACTTCGTTCACGATATTTTTTCTTGCAGTCTCATTTAGACGGGATTGTAATTTCACATTAGCTTTGACCTGTTCGTCAAGCTTAGCTTCCATCTCACGAATTGAATCAGCCATACCTTCTACCACATCCACTTTCTCGTCTGGGATAGAAATGTAGTGCTCTTCAAAGAGACCTTTAAGACCTGCGATGAAGTCTTCTGTGATCTCATTTCTTATTCCACGGTCAACAGCAACTTGATTTTGCTCCATCCATTGACCTATGGCGTAGTTAACTGTGCCATCTACTTCCTCGGAAAGCTCTGCCTTAGCAGCATCTACTTGCTTTTCAAGTTCGGTAGCAAAGTGTTCTACAAGCTTGTCGTACTCTTCAGAGAGTTTTGCTTTGATTGCTGCTTCAAAGATAGTCTTTGCTTTCTCAGCAAACTCAGTTGAGAGTTCTGTTCCCTCTAATAGGGCATTTACATCATCGGAAACATCAAGGTCTTCGTATGTTGGTTTGATAGGATAACCTACATTTGAACCTGTACTAGTTCCGTATGCAGCATCTGCACCAACTGTAGGTTGTTTACCCATGTCACCAGCATCACTAATGTTAGATGTCTGAGCAGATCCATCGCTTTGTGCTGATTTATCTCCTACTGGAGCAGCTGCCTTAGCACCTGGATTCTCTTCACCGTCATCATCGTGCTCATTTGGTGTAGTGGATGTACCACCTAAATCTGCAGGAGCAGATTGTCCATATGATTTACCAGCATCAACTGTAGGCATAGGATCTTTTCCTGTACCACTTGATGTTTGTGCATCGGAGACTTGAGATGGTTCGCTACCTGTGCCTGGTATGACGTTTGCGGAAACAGTCGGCATTGGGTCGCCTTCCACGATAGTCACTTTTTGCTCGGTTGCAAACTCCTCAAATTTTTCGTTAAGCTTATCTGACATTAGAGTTTACCTTTATAATTTTCCGTATAGTGATATGAATTATTTATAGAATCAAAGATTTGAGAGGAAATGCTCAAAAACTTGGAGCGTTTTTGCCTCTACATCACGGCGACTTGCGTCACTCATAATCCTTTTGTATTTAGCGACTTCTCTTTCTTTTAGAAGTCCGTTGTCCCATACCCATTCCTTACCTTCCATGATTCCGTTAACGAAAGCATCAGGTGCAGATGGATCTGCAACAATATCTGCGGCTGTTGTTAACATGAAGTCATCACAAACTACGTTGCAATCTTCACGCTTATCAATGCTTCCCATGCCACGAGAGGAAACACCTAGTTGAACACCTTCTCCTAGAAGAGACTTGGCAATGTTACCCATTGGTGTGTCAAGGACTTGTGCCTTGCCAATAAAGTTATTACCTTCTGCACGGAGACTTGTAATCCTATGAGACACTCTATCAAGATTAATAGTAGGTCCGTCTGGATGACCAAGTTCACCAAGAGCACGTTTTGATTTTACATACTCCTCATTGTATCTCTTAACCTCACGGTCAAGGACACCAAAAGGATACATACGACCATTACGGTTCTTTAGTTCTGATTGTAAGAAAACACCTTCAATGTAGAGAAGTTTTTTTCCATTCTTCTCTTCAGTAATAAGTTTGACGTCTTCAATCTGTTCCGTTATCAGTTTCATTGCTTGGAATCTCTGTCTTGGTTGGTTCATCAAAGAATGTATTAGCAACCACTTGTTTGTAATCTGCCATTGCTTGAGAAGCCTTGCCAAATAACATATCGTGAATTGCGTCAATCGCACTTGCTCTTTCGTTATTATCAATTTTGTTGATAATATCTACAGCACCAAGTTCTTTGTTATTTTCAGTTTTGTCTGTCATGATACAATATAACTATTCTATTTATTATTATTAGTTGGTTTAGATGCGGAAACGGGTGGTTTGGGTGTACGTTTCTCCTTATCTATCTCCCTCTCTATAGCATCATCTGCTTGTTGTGCTTGAATCTCAGGTTGGAATGCAGCGTTCTGACGATCCATAGTGTCAAATGTATTGACATCTTGAGGATCCATAACAAGACCTTGATCAATTTCTTGTCTCATTTGCTTGTCCATTTCTCTGAAGTCTTTGTCCTTCTGACCTAAGATGTGACGACGAACATGCTCTATAGAATAATACTTGCCTACAAATGGATCCATTTGTGTTACTGTCATCATTCTCTGATTCATCATCTCAATATTTTTTAATTCATTGAAGTGATTATCAAACAAGAAGTCATACTGTATATGCTCCTTCATATCATCCCAGTCTTCTGGAGCAATAATGCCTTTAAGAATTAACTGAGTCTTAAGCATGTCTTGGAACATCTCGCTAAATCTCTTGCGGAGACGACCAATGAACTTAGTAAACTTAAGTTCGTCACGGAGAACCTCTGTTGTCTTACCAAGATTGAATCCTTTATTGTCATCTGTAAGACGAGATGGAGGTAAGTTCAAACTGTTAAATAATTTCTTTTTAAAATACTCAACATCCTTGAGTTCACCTAGGTTTTGACCACCTGGTAGTGTAGTAATTTCAGTTCCTCTACCACCTTCTCTACGAGGTAACCAGAAGTCCTCAAGCATACTCATATGCTTTTTATCGTCACGCATCTCACCAGTGCTGGAATCATAAACCAACTTGTTTCTGTAACGTGCCATGACGTCACGGAGATATTGTTCTGCTTTTACTTTTGGTAAGTTACCTACGTCAATGTAAAATATTCTACGCTCTGGTGCACGAGAAAGTCTGTATATGACTAGAGAGTCTTCAATCATTCTAAGTTGATTGAGAGACTTGATTGCTTTGTGTAAGAAACCAAGAGTCATTCTCTTGTTCAAATCTTGCAATCCTGATGGGCAAAATGTAATAGAGTCTATTGCCATCTTCACACCTTTGGATAAAGACATGTCACCAATAGGTCCTAAAACACCACCTTTGTAAAAACCTTTAGGGTTATAAAGATAATAATCTACAAATGTTCCGTACTCATATTCTAATGCAGTACCTTTTATTTGTTGTTGTCCAAAAGAATCTTTTGGTTTATCGTTAATTTTTTGACGAACTTTCTTGATCTTTAGTGGATCTATGTATCTAAGTTCTGTAATACCTTTCTTTGGATTATCTAGATCTATAACCTTATGATAAAATAATCTACCATCAATATACCAAGACCTAATAATCTCATGTGCACGATTGTCAAAGTTTAAAAGACGTTTGAGATATTCAAACTCATCTCTGATTTTTCTCTTGACTCCCATTCCAGCATCTAGATTATCTAGATTGATTTCTACAGGAGTATCATGAGCATCACTTACAACAAACTCATTCACAACTTCATCCACAGCACTGTCCACTTCTGGATGCAATGCCATATCACGATAACGACGGATCATCTCAAACTCATTGCGAGCTTGATTATCCGTATCTACATATGTCCCATAATAACCGCCAGCTGCTATGGCAATTGCCTCATCAGCATTAGGAGGGACGGGGGATTGACCCTTCCGACCCTCCTTGCGATTAATCTGGAAGCCAAATAATTGACTCATGACTACCTACTTATAGTATGCTTCTTCTTTCTATTTATTATACCACAGGAATACTAGAAACGCCAGCTCTTGCTCCACCTTCTGCTTTGAAGTATGAATACTGCCACTCAACTGTGAATTCCTCTATCTGGTCATTGCTATCATAAGCAAGATCAATTTGAGAAACATTGGTTGGGAAGCAATAGAATAGAGTGTACTGTCTAAGAATAGATCCGTCAGTAGTGTCATCTTTTTCAAGTTGCTTAACTTTTAGATCTGCAGTGTAACCAGTGCTGCTGTTAGGTACAAATAACTCAGAAGTGTTTGCTTCGTGAGTGTTGATTTTATTTGCCCACTCTTCAAAGAATCCACGAAGTTTGAAATCTTTATCGTTGAAGAATGTTACAGTCCAAGTATCAAAGGTGCGGTCACCAGCGATCTTTACTGTTCTTCCACGGAAAGGAACTTCTATTACACCCAAGTTAGAACCTGGTAATGCAGCGGACTTACACATGATGTTTGTAGTTTCTAGATCATCAGCACTTTTACTTAATGAACCAGGAAAGTTTACATCCACCATGAACATATTGGGTTTGACGCCTTGCCCAACCCTTTGTATAAATGAACTGACATTTGAACTTGCCATTGTTGTTTACCTCGTTATGTTTCTGTAATGTGATTATCTACCAACTACTTCGGCGAAAGATACGCCAGTTCTTGTAGCAGTAACTGTAACTGTTACAAAGTTGATTGACCTAGTTGGTTTGAGGTATAGCTCTGCAACAAATTCGTTACGATCAATAACCTCTGGGGAGTTGTTAGTTTCATCACAAATGACTAAGAAGTCTGTCACACCCCTGCGTGCTTGAACCTCAGTGAGGTAAGAAGATATTGAAGCAGTGAATGCATTTCTAGTGATAGTGTCATTCTGCTCAAATAATACTCCTTCAGCAAGACCTTTTGCTCTCTTCTCAATGTTAAGGAAGAGACGTCTGACATTGATACGGTCAAATGCAGATGGAGAAGCAAGAGCAGTCTTGTCACCAAATAGAATAGGACCTGTGCCAGGCATTGATACAACAGGATTTATAGATGCTGTGTACAAATCATCTCTTGCTGCCTTGTTAGGATTGAATGCAAGTCTAACTACATTCTGTAATCCACCACGGTTTGTTCCTGCTGGTGAATACCAGTCATCCAAGATTGCGGAAGTTGATACACATAAACCAGCAATGTCACCGTTTGTACCGATGTAACGATACTTATCATTGAATCTGTCGTATGTATATTTGATTCCACTATCCTTAACAACATAAGAACTAGAAGCAATGTTATTAAAGAAATCAATTGTATTGCTTAATTGTAATGCTGCTGTCAATGGAGTTCCACCTGATGTAGCAATCTGATTACCAGTGTAAGGTGAAATGAATGCGATGCAATCTTTTCTTGTGTTAGCAACGCCAGCAACAGAACCAGCCTTAGCGATTGTGTCACTCTCATTTCCCATTGATCCACCCATAAGAACAAAATCAACAGTTGTTTCTTCTGTATCTAAGAATAGATTGTATGCGGAACCAATTTCTCCTGCAGTGTAACCGTAATCATCAGTACCACCTGATAATGCTCCACCAGCAGTTGACTTGATGTATGCTAGTATTTTAGGTGATGCTGAAGTTGCACCGTATGATGCTGCAGCTGCACCTGAGTCTTCACCAGCAGTTGTAAACTCAGTAGATGTTAATGCTGCTCCTGCATATATGAAACTAGAAAATTCATTTATATAGTCTTTCCAGTATGATGATGCTCCCTCTGGAGTCTTACCATCTGATAACTTAGAGAGGAATAAATTTCTTTCTACAATTGTGTTTGTTGATGTGTCTACAACTGCAACGTGAACCTCATCAGCAGATAGGAATCTTTCTGATGCGTATGCACTTGTGCCAGGTCTAGCACCAATTGCTTTGTAAGTTAAACCTGTGTCTCCAATTGGAAGTGCGTTCCAGTCAGATGATGTGAATGCGGACTTAGTAAATCCGTTACCAGTTACTGCTGTACCACCACCTTCTTTAATACCAACTGTGTTAGCATCAATAACAACTGTAACTTCGTGGTCTGTTGTTGCACCATCGCTAAGTTGATCACCAACTGAAAGACCATGAGCAGTTGCTTTAGTCATTTTTACGTCTGCAACTTTGTCTACAATAACAACTCTTAAGTTGTTACCTTCTGTTCCAGCATCTCTAGCAGCAAACTTTTCGTTAGTTACTCCAGAATCAAATGCTGCATCATCAGCAATTAGAACACCTGTTCCAGATGCTGTTGCGTTTTCTACTCCTGTGGTTGCACGAACAACTGCTAGTTGTCCACCATAGCGGAGAAATTCTGATGCTACGATCCAGTCAGCAGCGTTTGCCTCTACTGGTGTACCAAATGTGTCAATTAGTTCTCTTTCAGAACCTATATTTACAATAGAGCCTACGGGTCCTTTGCTAAAAGTAGAAGCAATAGCACCACGAAGGGCACTAGTACCAACAACTACAGCATTGGACAAATCACGTTCTTTAATAATAACACCAGGCGAGACTTGACTTGCCATTTATTTTTACCTCTTAAGATATCAAATTTATCTAAAGTTATTTAGAGTTTTGAATGTCTCAAGTGGGGAAACAACACACGAACACTCTACCAGTCTGGATAATCTGCTAGATATGGAGGTAAAGGTCTAGGTCTATTTTTCTTTTTCTTCTTTCTTTTTGTTACTATTCTTTTAATTGTACAGTCTTTACACTCATAAGAATATGCAGATGGTAAACCTCTCTTCTGTTTTCTTGACATGTAAAAATCTTCTAGTAGATTCTTGACTTTATTACAAGATCTACATCTCCTGTCTTTGAAAAGAAGATGTTCCAGACTGAACTGATCCCCAATATCCATCATAGGTCGGGCAACATGTATCCGACTTCTGTTTGTTTGTCTCCGTACCAGAATGATCCTTCTGCGTCCACGAAGGTATCATCACCCAAGCCGTCATCAACAAAACCAAAGGGAGCCATATCCTGTTCAATTTGATTTTTTTGCTCTTCATATATCCTCCTACGAATATCTTGATCAGTCATTTCTTTAAAATAATCTTGCATGACTAACCATGCAAACAATACCATACACATAACAAGATCATCATGGTAACCTTCGTCTGCCTCCCATGCTTGTTTCTTTTGTATAAAAGTAGTCAGTTCTTGTAGTATATCAAAATCCCAGAACTGTAATTTATCTTCTTCTATAATTGCTTTCAAATTAGAACATCCTATCTTCTTGACAGTGATGCTCATCTTTACACCTAGTTGTGTTTTGTTTCCTGAGAATCCTTGTCCTACTATCTGCCCTGCTCTACCACGCATGGCACACATGAGTACGTTAGGATACTCTAGATCATAGTTGAGTGTTGCTGCTATTGAGTCTCCTATATCGTTTACCTCTACTAAAACATAAGGATTATTATATTCCTTACATACTTGGAATATTACCGAGGGAAACAGTACAGGCTTAATCTCATTATTTCTGTACTTCGCAACGATCTGGTACGGGAGAGTGGTGATATCAAACACGATGAAAGCACTATAATCGCCACCAATTCCTCTGGCAACATCAACAGTAACGATATATTCGTGATCTTCTTCTGCTCTCTTAAAAACATCAAGTCCTGCATTGCTTGCTATGGGGTCATTGAACGGTATACATTGTAGTTTAGATGGACTAATAAGTGTATCAGCAGATCCAAGGAAGTCACATTCAAACTCTTGTGCAAACTGTCGTTTAGATGTGTTCTTAATTGTCTGCTCTTTCCACTTGGCATCTCTGCCAGGCACTTGTGACCAATGTACTTCATTAGTTATATAATCATTCTTATTATTTCTAGCATCTTCCCACATCTTATAGAAGTGGTTCATACCATTAGGAGTAGATATGACTATGACTTTAGTTGATTTACCAGAAGTAATAGTAGGATATACTGATGCAAAGAATTGTTCTGCGACGTGGTTAGGGACGAATGCAAACTCGTCAAGGAATAGAATGTTGAAGGACATACCTCTAACTGCACTAGCAGACGTAGAAGCAGCCAATATTTTTGATCCGTTTTCAAGTTCAACATTACCTTTGTTCCAAACTAATATTCCATGTTGCATCCACTTGGGTAGATTCTCGTATGCTAATTGTAGTCTACCTAAAAGTTCCCTTGCGGTAGATGCTTTGTTAGCAAGAATACCAATGTTAACACTATCGTAGAAGATAGCATAATAAAGAAGATAAGCGACCACAGTGGTGCTCTTACCAGTCTGTCTAGGAAGTTTCGCAATGTTGAATCTGTTTTCATGGAAATCTTGTAAGATTCTTTTTTGAAAATCATACATGTCAAAAGGAACTAGACCTTCATCAAGTGAGATGATTTTTATATAATGGGTAGCAAA